GGCGCCGAGGGCCGCGCCACCGGCGGCGGGCCCCTCCAGGGGGGTGGGGGTGAGCTCGTCCACCTTCTTCAGGAGGGCGTCGAGTTCGGGGGACTGGGCGTAGACGGTGACCTCACGGTGCGGGCGGTGCAGGACGTCGTCGTCGCCGCCGGCGAGCCACTCGGTGAGGTCGAAGTCGGTGGGGGAGAGGGTCATTGGGTGCCTCCAAGGGGGCGGGCGTGCAGGGTGTGCGTGGGGGTGGGGTGGTGCCGCCCTCCCCACCCCACACGCACACACGTTTGGGGAGGGCGACACCGGTCTCAGGGGCCCGTCACCGGGTCCAAGTTGTTCACTTGTCAGGCGACGACGCCGTTGAGCTCGCCGTCCTTGACGATCAGCGGGACGGTGGCCTTCACGTAGCCGGCGGAGGTGTCCTCCTGCTGGATCCAGTTGTCGGACTCGACCTGGAACGCGGAGTACTCGTCGCCGGCGGCCCAGGGCTCGTCCCACTTCTTGTTCACGAGGCGGGTCACGAACACGCCCGTGGACCCCTTCTGCCGGAGGGCCGCGAACAGGGCGTCACCGGAGGGGTCGGCGGAGCCGGTCGTGGTCTCGGAGAAGTACCGGAACACGTTGGCCTGGGCCTCGTAGTTGGACGGGCCGAGGGCCTGGGTGGAGGCGGGCTCGCAGATCGCGGCCTCGTTGATGTTCTCCGAGGCGGCGGCCCGGAAGTACGTGCCGTCCTTGGCCAGCCGGCAGGACACGTCCAGGGCGGCGTTGAGCTCCGCGGCGGTCAGGTCCTCGAGGCCGCCGGCGGGGACGGTCGCGAGGAACGCGACCTTCATGCGCTCGTCGCCGAGGGTGCGCGGGGGCAGCGGGGCGGTGGGGGTGGTCTCAGGGGTGACGGTCATCGGGTGGCCTCCTCAGCCTTGGTCTTGGTGGTGGTGCGGGCGGGCTCGGTGGCCCGGGCGGTGGTGGCGCCCTTGGCGGGCTCCTTGGCGCGCTCGAGCGGGGTCTTGCGGAGCCCGAACTCGGGGATGTCGAGGTAGTGGGCGGGGACGTGGACCTTGTGGCCGTCCGAGGTGCGGTAGGCCCACACCTTCTTCAGGGGGTTGTCAGCCATGCGGGGTGTGCCTCCTAGGCGTGGTCGGTGAGGGTCCAGGTGAGGGGGACGTAGAACCGGGCGGGCCGTTCGGCGGGGTCGGTCATGATCTGCGCGATCGACTGCTGCACCCGTTGGGGTTTGACGCGGCCGTCGAGGGCGTCGGTGAGGGTGTGCTTCACGTCGCGGGCCGCGGCCGCGGTCCACGCCCAGTCACCGGAGGCGACCGTGGTGGTGAGCTCACCGGTCTGGGCGGCCTGGTAGATGCGCCCGGACATGTCGTCGTCCATGACAGGGGTCAGGACGCCGGGCCAGATCACGACGTACGGGAGGGTGCGGCCCTGGGGGTCCGAGGGGAGGGTGGAGGGCACCCGGCCGATGTGCACACCGCCCCGGAGACCGGGAAGGCCGTCAAGGAGTTCCTTGACGGCCTGGTATTGGGTGCCGGGGTCGGGGCCCGGGTGGTGGTGCCAGTCGGTCACCGGGGTCCTCCGATCTGTCCGATCATCTGCACGAACACGCCCTTGGCCTGCTCGAACGCGGGCCGCATGAACGGTTGCGGGGCCTGGGTGGAGGTGCCGTACTCCACGTAGGCGGCGTACTCGGCGCCCACACTGGTCTCGGCCCACACTCGGGTGCCCTGGATGCCGGAGCGTTCCGCGATCGAGGCACGCATGTACCCGGTGTCCACGGGGGCGCGTCGGCGTGCCTCGGCCTGCGTGTCCAGGGCGGCCTTCACCGCGGCGGTGTGCGCCATCCGTGTGGCCTGCGAGGACGCGCCGGTCAGGTCCGCGGACAGGGCGCGGAGCCCGTCACCGGGCCTCACGGGCCGTCCACCACCTCGGACAGGTCGATCGTGCAGTACAGGTCCCGCTCGAACCGGAGCGTGCCGTGCAACACCTGCTCCACCATGAGACGCCTGCCGACAAGGTCGGCGTCCCCGGCGTGCCCAGCCTCGTACCCGGTGACCACCACGATGGGGCCGGTGTCGTCCACGACAGTCCCGGCCGGCCAGGCGTCCGCGGGGAGCGTCACCAGGTAGTCGCGGGTGTCCACGAGCTGCCCCTGAGCGTCCTCCCGACCGGACCGGTTCTGCTGCTGCACCCGGCACACCGTCTCCACCAGGACCGTGTCCTCGGTGGGCGTGAAGTCCGGGTACCCGCCCGGGGCGCCGGGCCGGATCACACGACACCGGCCCGTCATGGACGAGACCAGGGCGGGCCGGTGATGGGCCTCCCAGCCCGGGGGGATGATCCGGGTCCCGGTCAGTCCCACCATGTGCGCCGCTCCTCACCCTCGTACCGGACGCCCTGCCCCGTGGTCACGTACCCGATGAATCCCCCGCCGTCGGCGGGGGCCTCGAGGGCGTCGGCTTTCGCGTCCCACTCCCGGGCCAGGGCCCGCAGCTCCGCGGACACCGCCGGGCCGTCGGTCTGAAGGTCCTGGGAGCGGATCTTCTTGGAGACGAGGACCTCGGACGCCGCGATCGTGCGCAGCGCGGACGCGACCGTGCGCTCCACGGACCCGCCCGCCGCCGCGTACAGGGCCGTCAGGTCATTCCGGGACAGCAGCTCCGTGTCCCCGGCCGGGTCGGCCAGGTGCAGACGGAGGAGGGTCTCCACCGTCGGGTCCAGGCTCAGCAGCTCCACGGTGGCCTCCTCAGTCAGCGGGGGTGAGGTGACCGGCCCAACCCCGTTGACGGGTTGGGCCGGTCAGTGGGGTCAGGCGCCGTTGGACGCCCACACGCCCGGGGTGAACCCCGGGTCGATGCCCAGCACCGAACGACCCCGGTAGGTGATCGTGTCGTCCTTGATGGACCCGTCGGTCGGGGACAGGGCACCGCCGCCCAGGGACTGGCCCTGCGCGTTCTCCATGCGGATGTCGACCTCGGGGTGGCCGGCCAGGTTGGTGCGGATGATCGAGGGCAGGTCCGAGCCCTTGCCCTGCACGAGCGCCCACGCGGTACCGGAGCCGGTGCCGAGCCGCTTGCCCACAGCACGGGACTCCAGCGGCCGGACCACGTTGCGGAACGGGTTGTCCTGGACCTGCTTCGTGGACTTCGTGCCCTCGGTGTTGGTGATCTCCACCTTCTCCAGGTGCACGAGCAGCGCCTGCACCTGGGTGCGCAGCGCGGGGCCGTGCACCAGGTACAGGTCGGACACGTCCACGAGCTCGCCGCGGTGGTTCTCGCGGACGGCGAGCTCCTGGATCGCGGCCTGCAGGGTGTCCGCGTTCAGCGGGACGGTCTTCACGTCGCCGAAGAAGTCGCCGTTCCAGGCGCCGTCCTTGACGAGCAGGTCCGCGGCGGCGGAGTTCTGCGTCTTGATCGCACCCTGGGCGAGGTCGCGGGGGAAGTCCGCGATGTCGGAGAACCGACGATCCAGGAACAGCTCCCAGGTGATCTTGATGACGCGACCGTACTTCCCGAGGCCGTGCTCCAGGTCGGTGGTCTGCTTGGTGCCGCCCTTGTACTCTTCGCCCTCGTGGACGCGCTCGAACTCATCGGCACCCCACAGGTCCACCAGGCGGCGGCGGTTGAAGTCGGGGACGGTGACGTCGACGACGACGTTCTCGAACTCCTTCGGGGTGTCCTTGTAGGTCTGCACGGCCTTGGCCTGAAGGCCCTTGCCGAGCAGGACGGGGAAGTCCGAGGTGCTGAACGCCTCACGGAGGGTGCCGATCGCGGAGATGTTGCCGGACTGGGCGCGCTTGAGGAGCTGCCCGGCCTCGTAGACGCGCTCGTCCTCCTTGGGGGCGGCGCGGAAGCCCTCGCGGGCCAGGTCGATGCTGACGGTCATGATGTGGTGCCTCCTAGGCGAAGTCGGGTCAGGCCGCAGCCGGGGCCAGGTGGTGGCCGAGGGGGGCCACATGGGCGGGTCCGGTGCCGGTGCCCTTCGGGGTCACGGCGGACCCGAAGGGCTTTGCGCCGGTGGCGGTCGCGGTGAGGGTGCCGTCGGTCTTGAGGTAGACGGTCTGCCCGACGGTCAGGGCACCGGTGACGGTCACCCCCTTGGCGGAACCGATCAGCTTGACCGTGGCCAGGCCGTCGGGCTGCCGGTCGATCAGCGCGAACCCGGCGAAGTTGCCGACGACTACGGGGTCACCGGACTTGGTGCCCTCGGGGACGGGGATGGCCGGGGTGTCGAAGTGGGTGTATCCCATGTTCAGCATGATGTGGACCTCCTAGGGGTCAGAAGCTGGCGGCGATGTCGGCGTCGGTGTACGTGCGGGCGGCCGGGCCGTAGGACTCGGTCACCTGGGCGGGGGCGACGTTCGGGGCGGCGGGGTCGGTGTTGGTCGCCTGGGCGGCTTCGGTGACCTCGGCGCGCAGCGCGGCCGGGTCGAAGTCCTCCGCGGTCGCGGCGGACTCGGCGGCGCGCACGATGAACGCCGGCGCCTGCTCGCCGAACGTCTCGGCCACGATCGCCCGGGCGTCGGCCAGGGCACGCTCACGCACCGACTTCGCGGCGGCCTCCGCGGCCTCCTTCAGCGCCGTGTTCTCCTGGGCCAGGGTGTCGGCCCGGCCGGCGGACTCGCGGAGCTGGTTGAGCTCCTGCTCGTCGATCTCGATCTTCGCCATGGTGTCCTCCTCAGACTCGGTGGCGGGGGTGGTCGCTTCGGCCGGGCTGGCGTCAGCGGTGGTGGGGTTGTAGGTCACCGTGCGGGTGACGGGCTCGGGGGTGCCGAGCGTGGGGATGGGCGCCTGGTCGTAGGTGGCGCGCACGAGGTTCGTGGGAGTCGTCTGCCAGGGCTCGTAGATCACGTGCTGCTCGTCGTGGTCCACGTAGTAGCCGACGTCGGCGGCGCGCAGCGCGGCGATGAGCCGGTCCCGGACGTCGGAGGCCAGCGCTTCACGGGCGGACTCGAGGACCGCGGCGACCCTGCCACCACGTCCGGGCACGGTGACGAGGTCGACCCGGTTGAACGGGTCCGGGATCAGACGTTCGATCACGCCCCCGTCACCGATGGCCGCGGCGGCGCTGATGGACACCCCGATGAAGTCTGCGAACTCGTCCACGAGGTCCCGGTACGCGGAGCGGACTCGGGCCTCGGCGACCAGCGCGGTCCCGTCCCAGCGGGCGTCCTCGGTGAGCACCAGCGCGAGGTTGTGCAGGGACCCCTCGGGCCGGTCGGCGCCCTCGGTGAGGGTGGGGTGGTCGACCATGCCCTGCGTGCCGCGGGGGAACACCTTCTCGGTGGCGGCACGCTCGAGGACCTCGGGGGTGTAGACCCCGGAGGATCCCTGCCCGGGGGTGATGATGGTCAGCAGGACCCGGCCGGGCCCCTTCGGTGTGGCCGTCGCGGTGACGGCCTCGGTGATCCGGGTGACGGTCACGGGTACTCCTAGACTGGGTGGCATGGATGGGTGCGCGGCCGGAGAGCACAGCTGGGTGCTCACGGGTGCGCACTTCTCGTTGACGGGCCCGTCCGTGGTCGAGCAGACGTGCCGGTGGTGCGGGGCGACCTCGCTGTGGTCACCCAGCGATAGCGGGGAGGTCCCGGACGGGCGTTGACACGTACGAGGCCCGCCACCCGGGGTTCTCCTTGAGCGTGGACAGGTCCTCCCAGGCGCCCCCCTGGCGGAGGTGGTCGGCACGGGCCTTCCCGAGGATCGTGTCCTGCGAGTCCGGGGTGAGGTTGCCCCACCAGGCATCCCGCTGGGCCGTGTAGTCGAACGGGGCCGGCTCCGTCACACCGGTGAACCCGAGTTCGGCGGCGGTCTTCGTGCGGTACACGAACGTGCACCTGCCCTGGACGTGGTCGGCGGGCCCGTACGTGTCCGGCGGGTACTCCGTGCCGTGCCGGGCCAGGCAGGACGGGCACGTGCGCCGGTCGAGGGTGGCGACCCACACGGCGGCCGCGATCACGCTGCTGTTTCGCCGGGCCATGGCCTGGTCGGTGCGCCGGTGAGCGTCGATTAGCTCCGTGCGTGCGATCCGTTCCGCCCTGACCGCGCCCCCCATGAACGCCCCCTCGGTGCGCTTCATGATGTCCGCCGCAACCCGGCGGGGGTTCGCGCCAACGACGATGCCCTGGATCAGGGCCTGCTTCATGGCCTCGGCCTGCACGACCGGCAACGCCAGCGTCGCGGCCTCGATCTGCCCTACCGTGGCGGCGACGATCTCGTCGGCCGCGGCCGGGTCCAGCACACCGAGCCCGAACCGGCCGGGCGCCTCCTCGGGGAGCTGCGCGGTGAGCTGCTCGTAGTGGGCGTCCGCCGCGGCCAACACAATGGGGGTGATCTCGGCGGACACAAACGCGTTCGCCTCCGCGGCGAGCTCGTCGGTCACGTCCAGGGCCCGGGCCAGCGCCTGCATGAGGCGCCGGTCTCGGGCGAGCTGGCCGGCACCGATCACGTCCCCGTCCCGGGCGTCGATCAGCCGTTGGAACGCGGCCTCGAACTCGGGTGTCAGGGTGTCCCAGGCGCGGGCCCACGCTTTCACGAGGTCCGTGGCCGTGTTGTCCGTGGCGGCTACGGTGGCGGCACGTCCAGCCCGGGCCGCGGCGATGGACGCGGGGGTCTCCGTCACAGGTCCTCCCCCTGCTTTGCACGGCGGGCCGCGTCCAGGCCGGCCGCGATCTCCGCGGTGAGGGTCGGGTTGACCCACTCACCGTCCGGGCCGGTGACCTTGTCCAGCTCACCCTCGACGTCCTCGACCTCGAGGGCCTGCAGCAGCAGGCGGGCGATCGTGGACGGGTGGAGCTTGCCGGTGCCGTCCGCGGCGACGGCGGCGTCCACGAGGGCCTGCATGTTGTCGTCCTGGATGTCGGGGAAGACGATGTCGATGACAGGTTCCTGGCCTGCGGGCCAGTCGATGATCTTCCGGTCCCCGACCGGACGGATCGTGCCCTTGAGCGGGTGGCCGGGGGCTTCGACGCACATGCGGAGCTTGAACAGGATGGACGCCCGGTAGGCGTCGGCCCAGACCCGCTGCCTCGCCTGGAACGCGAGCCGCATGGGCCGGTCGAGGGTCTCGGCGACGGCGCGGGCGCCTTCCTGGCCGGGGTCCGCGGTGAGCACGGTCACCGGGAGGCCGACACCGGCGGCCACGAGGGACGCGTAGGGGCGGCCCAGGGCGGGGTCGACCCCGGAGAACGAGGGCGTGTCGACCTTGAGGGACGGGTCCCCGAACATGGTGCCCCCGGCGGGCCCGGTCGTGGCCTGCAGCGCGGCACGCTGTGTCGCGGCGGCGTTGGGGCCACCGGCGACGACACGGGCGATCTTCGTGAGCGACTCGTACAGGGCCGCGGTGTCCTGCAGGAACGCCGAGTAGCGGCGCACCCACGCGAGGGCGGACCAGCCGTCGCCGACACCCCACACGGCGGACCGGCCGACCGGGTTCACACGGACCCGGAGGATCCCGGCACCGTTGCCCAAACCCGGGTAGGTGCGGCCGGGCCAGAGCACGGGGACACCGTCAACCCGGATGGGCTTGGCGACCGGGTCATAGTCCACGTCCGGGTACCACGCCTTGTGCTGGGTCGTGCCGGTGGTCCACTGCCGCAGGTACAGGTGCGGGGTGGCGTAGTCCCCGGGCGCGGTGCGGATCTCCACGATCTCGTTGAACGGGATGACCCGGACCTTCACGTCGCCGGTGCGGGGGTTCACCCAGTGGCCGGCGAACAGGTTGCCGTCGCAGAACAGGTCGTGCTCCCGCTCGAGCGCGGCGGTGTACCCGAACCAGGCGGCGCTGTTGCCGGCGTCGCCCACGAAGTCCTCCACCACGTCTTCGACGTCGGTGGGGGCGTTCTCGGTGTCGACGTGTGCGCTGATGGTGACGCCCTCACCGAACGTGTAGGCGGCGCGCACGGTCTTGGCGCGCACGAACAGCGGGTGGGAGTCCGCGAACCCGCGGACGAGGTCCGCGTTGTTCAGCAGGGTGTCCCGGCCGGGGGTGCCGGTGGTCTCGGCGCCGATCCGGGCCCATCCGCGGTCCTCACGCTGCAGGTCCCGCAGGGACTCCTGTACCCGCTCGAGCGCGAGCTCCATGTTGGCGCGCTCGGTTGCGAGGGTCTGCGCGTCCACGAACACGGGCGCCTGCCCCATGTCGGGGACACCGGCCGGGTCGGTGCTCGTCATCCGTGCCCCCTCTCCTGGGGTCTAGTAGTCATCCCGCCAGTCGGCGGGGTCGACCTCGTCGAGGAGGTTCCCGCGGCGGGTGATCGGGTGCAGCAGCAGCTGGTTGAGCGCCTGCGTCATGGCGTCGACGGTGTCGTCATGGGCGGCGTTGGGGAAGTTCACGATCTCCGAGTGGAGGTCCTTCACGTTCGCCAGCAGCGCCGGCTTCGGGAGGTGGACGTTCCCGGAGTGCATGAACGGGGACACGGCGTGGGCGCGTTCGACTTTCCCCCCGGCGGGCTCCACGGGGATGAGCCCGGGGATGCGGCCCTTGAGGAGGGTGATGAGCGCGGACCCGTTGGCCTTGTCCTCCACGAACTTCGCGGCGGCCTGCGGCCACTTCGCGGACATGGTCTCCACGGCCTGGATCTGCGCGTTGAAGTCCATCCGCTTGCGGACCATGTCGAGGAGGTATGTGTTGCCCCCGATGCGGAGCCACACCTGACCGACGGTGTAGTCCGCAGAGGGGGTGTCCTTGACGGACAGGTCCCAGGACTGCACGAGCTCGGTGCCGGGCTGCACACCGACGGCGGGGACGCGGTGTGCGCCGCGGTCGTCCACGGTCCACAACGGCTGTTCGTAGTCGGGGACGGTGTGGGGGAACACGCCGCCCTCGGGAGGTGCTGGGCGGCCCTGGTAGAGCGCCGCCCACGTGTAGGGACCGGACGCCTGCTTGCGTTTCTCCCACTGTTCGGGGGTGGTGCCTCGGACGTCTCGCATCCACTCGCCGGGTTCACGGCCGAGGGGGTCTGTTTCGCCGGCGTCGGGGTCGTGGTCGGCTTGCGCGGGGATGCGGACGAACTCCCAGTCGCCGGGGTCGTGTTCCATGACCTGCCCGGCGAGGTCGTTCTCGGACCAGCGGGTGAGGACCATGACAACGGGGGCTCCGCGGGAGCCGGTGGCGAGGCGGGAGAGCGCGGTGCCGGTCCACCAGGACCAGGTCTTCTCCTGGATGGTCTTGGAGTTCGCTTCGGCGTGCCCTTTGACGGGGTCGTCGATGATCATCAGGTCGGAGGGTTTGGACGTGAGGGAGCCTCCGACGCCGGCGGTGAACATGCCGCCGATGGTGCCTTCGAGGAGCCACTCGTTCTGGGATGACACGTCGTGGCGGACGGTGAGGCCGAGGCGGGCGGAGTGTTCCATGAACTCGTCGCGGACTTTGCGGCCGAAGGTTCGGGCGATGTTGGCCTGGTAGGAGGCCAGGGTGATTCTGGTTTCGGGGCGCTGGGTGAGGGCCCAGACGGGGAACCAGTGGGAGCAGAGTTCCGACTTGCCGCGCTGCGGTGGCATGGAGATGATGAGCCGGGAGTCGGGGGTGTTGAAGGCTTCCACGAGCTTCTGGTTGATGAGCTCGAGGTCGGGGGAGCGCATGACTCGGGGGTCGAGTGCTTGGGCGAGGTCGAGGGGGCTGTCCCAGCCGGTGGTGGTGCGGTCGAAGTGCTGCGCGGCGAGTTCCCACACGGAGGGGGCGGTCATCCGGTGTCCCTCCGTCCTCCTGTCCTGGTGGTGGTCTATGCCGCGCGCTGGGTTATTCGTTGAAATCATGCGGGTTGCAACGCGATTTGGTTCCAAGCTGCGCGGCGCAGCGCCGACCGCAGGGCTCGAACCTGCTACCTCTGGTTTTGGAGACCAGTGCTCTACCTGTTGAGCTAGATCGACATGCGCACCATGTCGCCTCACGGCGAGACGGTGGCGGTGCGGGTCCGTAGACCTGCGATGCGTCGTGCCGGAGTTGAACCGGCCAGCCCCACGGGATCACCGGCGGCTGTGCAACCGATCGCTCGACGCGTCCCGCTGGGCGATGAACTCCGGCGGGGGTGTGTTGTGGGCAGGTACGCCTTGCCGGTTACACCGAACTTCCTACGGTGGCCGGGTCCGTCCTTCACGGTGGAAACCCGCCGGACGCAGTCCAAGACGTCCGGCGGTAAAGACCGTGTGAACCCACAAGTTTGGGGCCCTGCCGGGGGAGGCGCCGTGAACCCGTGTTGCTACGCACTAGGAGGGCCTGCAACCCCGGCAGGGAGTCTGTTTTGGGCGCGCTCGTTGCGCCCGTGTTCCGTTTTACCAGCTGTTACCAGGTAACGTCAAGTCATTTCGAGGAGGACCCGGACCACGTCGCGGGCGTGGTAGTACGGGTTCTTCCCGGGCACCTGGAGGGCCGGGGTGATCTGTCTCCGGTCTTTCCACCGTTTGATCCGGTCGGCTTGGATGCGGATCCCGCAGTGCTCGCGGAGCCAGGGCACGAGGTGCCGGGACTGCATGGGGGGCAGGGTCTCGACGTACTGCCACTGTTCGGCGGTCCACTGCTCCTGTTCGCCGTCGAGCATGGTGCGTGCGTGCTGGCAGGTGGTCCGGACCTGGTGGGTGAACCGGTGGGCGTCGGTGTGGTGGGGGAGTTGGTCGAGGTCCCCGTCCCACCTGGTGGTGAGGTTGTGGTGGGCGACGAGGGCGGACAGGTTGAGGGGGATTGCGGGCCCGTAGACGTGGGTGGTGTGCGCGGTGCGCTGCAGGGCCGGGGTGGCTTCTTTCCGGGCGATGAGGAGGAGGGTGTGGAGGTCGTCCTCGGTGAACCCGTCCACGAGGGCCATGGTTTCGGCGTGGCAGTCCCAGCAGATCCAGGTGTGCGGGGCGGGCCGGCCGCAGCGCAGCTCGCACTCGTGGGGGGCATCGTCGTCGTGGTGCATCAGTCGTCCTCCGTTTCGGCGATTTCTCGGGAGGTCATGGTGCCCATTGGGAGCGGCCCTTCCTGGTAGGAGAATGACCCGTGCGGGGTGGGATCCTTCGGCCGGATGCGGTCGATGAGCTCGAGGATCTGCCGGTAGATGCGGACCCGTTCCTCGTCGCTGGTGGGGTGGATGGTGTGGATGGCGCACGCCCCGTAGGAGTGGGGGTGAATGCCGGGGCAGGTGCACTCCACGGCCAAGGTCTGGGCGACGAGCTCGTTGTACTCGCGGTCCCACTGGTGCTTCAGGGTCCGGCGTTCGGCCCGCTTCTCGGCGTAGGCGCTGGCGAGGGACGGGTCGGGGGTGCCCTCCACCTGCCGGCGGTGGTGTGAGAGCCTGGCGGCTTGCCACGCGCCGAACACGGACCACAGGACGCTCGCCACGCCGAAAGTCAGGAGGACCAAGCCCAGGAGCTTCACGCGTCCTCCCCGATGTGCTGGCGGATGGCGGCCACGGTCGGGCAGGGCCAAGGGAGCGCCCAGTTCTGTTCTTCACATACGGCGCATCCGTAGGGCGTCTCCTCATGCACCTCCAGCACCGCCCGCAGTGCCGCCACGAGCGCGGGCACGTCCTGGCGGGCGTGCGCGATGAACTCGGCGTCGTTGGTGAGCACGTCGCCAGCGACCATCAGGCGGTCGTCGCCAGCAGGAGGGCCGAGAACGATGGGGGCGTAGTGATCCACGCTCACCTCCCACGGCCCTTCGGTTGCGGCGTTGGCGCGGGCTTCGATCTCGTCCAGGCGGGTCACGGGCGGGCCTCCTTGAGCTCGACGGTGGTGGTGGGGTTCAGGCGCACGGTGACGGTGCCGCCGGCGACAGCGAGGGTGGTCTCGGGGGCGAGCGGCACATGGCGGGGTGCGACGCCGAGCATCGGCTGGTCCTCGGCGGAGTCCGCTTCGAGACGCACCAGGATGCCGGTGATGTCCAGGCCGGTGTCCTGGATGCGGATGGGCAGGCCGACGTGTGCTGGCGTGAGCGTGTGGATCGCGGGCAGGGCGGTCACGGGGTCTCCTTGGTGTTGAGTGCGTCGGCCTTGCCTCGGGCGTAGGCGTCGGCGCGGATCTGGGCTATGAGGCGCTCGAATGCACGGCGGGCGCGCAGGTTATCCGCCCCGCCTTTCTTCCCGCTCACGGCCCAGGCGTAGCAGTCCCGGACCTCCTTGAGCCGGGGGACCTCCAGGCTCATGCCTCCTCCATCTGCGCCATGAGGGCCTTGACGCGATGCTCTCCGGCGATCCTCGTGATCTCCGCGTCGAGCCTCTGGTAGTCCACGCCGACCTCGTCGCAGTAGGTGCGGACGATGACGGACGCGGGGTGCTCGGCGCTGGGCTTCATGGCCCGGGCAGCGAACGCGAGGCGCACGGCGATGCGGGTGACGAAGTTGTCCAGCGGGTCCATGCTCTCGGCGGGCGTGTCGGCGTAGTCGAGGATGGCCTCCCCGGCGCGCTGCACGTCCTGATAGGTGATCTCGATGCGGGGGTTCTCGGTGCTCATGCGTCCTCCTGGTGTTCGGGGCAGTCGGGGTCGGTGAGCACGGTCCAGTGGGGGATGCCCTCGTTCCACTCCACGTCGCCCTCGCAGGTGCAGGTGGTGGGCTCGGGCGGGGTCGTGCCGGCCTCGATCAGGCGGGCCTCGGCCTGGCGGATGGTCTCGCCCAGGCGGCGGCACCGGTACACGTAGTCCTCCCACGTCTCCCCGTCGCGGATCGGGGGCGGGCCGGGCATGGGGCGGCTCATTTCTGCTCCTGGTTGTCGAGGGATCGGAGGACGGTGGGGATGATCGTGGCGGCGGTCTGCTGCTGGGCCGCGGTGAGTTGCAGGGCCCCGATGATCTGGTGGATCGCGCCCACGAACTGCAGGGCGAGGGCTTCCTGGATCTCGAGTTGCCGCTGTTGGACGCCGGCCTTGAGTGCGGCGGTGGCGTACCGGGCGAGCGCGTCCTCCCCCACGTGCAACCAGCGGACCCAGACGTTGATGTCGGCGGTTTCGGTGGTCTGATCGATCGCGCCCATTGGTCCCACCCCGGTCTCCCGCTTGGTCACCCCCCACACGAGCGGGTTGCGGAGTGGGTCGTCCTGGTCGCCACCCTGGGCGACCTGGTCGACCATGTGCCGCAACCAGGCGACCTCGCGGGCTTTGTCGGACACGAGTCGGAGGAGCTGCTCGGCGGGGTCCAGGTTGAGGGCGTGGGGGTCGTAGCCGAGGGCCCGCAACTCCCGGTCCGCCCGCTGCGTGTTCTGCCGGCGTTCGGCTGCGGCCTTCGACTGGGGCGACTTCCCCCCGTGTGAGGGGCACCGGGTGCCGCCCTTGACGGGGTACCGGGTGCACTTCTTCCCGGCACGGTTGCGGGCGCCGCAGATGATGGTGCCGCGGGCGTTGGTCTGCCCGGGCCGGTATTCGTCAGCCTTCGGGAGCGTCACTGGGGGCCTCCGTTCGGTAGGGGTTGCCCTCGTCGGCGAGGTGTTTGGCGTCGGAGCTGTCCGCCCATGCCATGTGGATCACCTTGCGGCACGCAGCGTCCCACCCTTCGGCCATGAGCGCTCGCCCGGCGGGGGTGCGGCGCAGGTCGTCGGCGGTGAGGAGGGGGAGGGCGTCGCGGATGACCTCAGCAAAGGTCTCGGCCATGATGACGTGAGGGTCGATGTTGCCGTCCGGGAAGCAGCGGGTCACGGCGAGGTGGTTGCGGTCGATCACCTGTTGTCTCCGTTCAGTGCGGTGCGGGTGGCGCAATCGGAAGAGCACACGTCAGAACTCCAGTCACAGGTCTGTATCTCGTATGCCGT